TAAAATCTTTAAGTCGATAAAATCTTTAAGTCGATAAAATCTTTAAGTCGATAAAATCTTTAAGTCGATAAAATCTTTAAGTCGATAAAATCTTTAAGTCGATAAAATCTTTAAGTCGATAAAGTCGAAAGAATTTAGAATTTAGAAAAACCAGTGGGGAAACTTCCGCAGTTTTTTTTATTGTTACCCTATTTAACGAGAATATAGCTGATCTACTTAATGAGGATTATGTTAGATAAATGTATATTAAATAATGTCATCATTCCCAACCTACACCAATGAAAATTCGGTTATTTTCACGATAACTCGAATGAACCCACCCATGCCCGGGCATTTAGGCCTGGTCAAATTATTAATTCTCGAAGCTATACAAAAGAAGGTTGATCATGTATACGTATGTTTATCAAAGACACACGACAAAAACAATCCGATTTTATGTGATATGAAAAAAAAGTTGTTGGGCGACGCAGATGTGGTTGGTGGAATGACCATGATCAACTCCTTGAAAAGAATAATGTCGGATGACCCGGAGAATTCAAGGATAAAGGCAGAAATTGAGCAAATCAAGGTTCATTTAATATGCGTTGCTGAAGATGAATCGTCTCCTTTTATTCCCATTCAAAAGGTTGTTGCCAACAAGATTAGTGCTCAAAAAGACGTTATTGATGATATAAATTTATTTCTGGTAGTAGGCGATGACCGTGCAGATATGCTAGATCGAATCAATCGTAATTTTTCTTCTTGGGAACATGTGAATAAACCTGCGCTTGGTAGATTGGTCATTAGAAAAGGAATGAAAAATTATATACAACAAACCGAAACTCAGGCTGGTATTGATGCACTAAATGTGGCAGAAATCACTAGAGATGAAGGATGGTCTGGTACGATGATCCGCAATATCGTCAGGAAAGGAGGTGCAGATCTATTAAACAAAGCAAAGTTTCAAGAGGTGTACGAGGGATATTTAGAACCAAACGTTGCAGGAGATTTATATGACGCGATTTGGTATGGTTTAAATAAAACATATGTAAAGAAGGAAAAACTTGGAGTTAAAAGAAAAACCGTGTCTGCTTCAAAGAGGAGCAGTAATAGTGCACTAAAAAAACCTAGGGCCAGTAGAAAGAAGAGTCAAAATGGCAGTACAAATTCTAGCAAAAGCAGAAATTAAATTGGTATGAAATGAGAAAAGCAAAGCGAAGGGTTAGGCTGTTAGGGTTAGTGTTATGGTGATCAGGCACGCCAAGGGTAGCTCCAGAAAAGTTCTTCTCCTTCGTAAATATCTCTGGTCGCAAACATGGGCATCATGATAAAGGAATCAGGTAGAACATTCTGGAATCTCGGTGAAACACGTACTCTGCCTTCTACGTCATTTGACCCGATAAAGAAAGTCGTAGCTTCTTTCTGACACGGACTCGAGACATTGGTCGCTTCTGCTCCTAAACCATAGCTACTATTCAGAAATACACCGAGCATATCCCACGATACATGAAACTTGCTGTTTTTGGGCGCGAGATTGAACTTGGGCGAGCCGATGATATCAAGAGTTGACGATTCCGTATCACGAAGTCGTCCAACTACTAGATCCCTTATCTTCTTACCATCCGCATGCCCGAGATTCCCTGCGGGCGCCGTATGTGTTTGGCTAGTATTTTTGTCCTTGTTTGAAGCGAAGAAGCCAGCATATCCAGTGACAATATCGCCTTTGAGAATCACTACTTTACGTTTCTTCTTAGAGGGTATTATACAGCCAGTCTTGGCCGAATATCTAGGTGAAGGAGGCCATGACCCGGGAGCATACAATCCGTACCCAGTTTCAAGATCATTGACATATTTCGTTTCTTTAATGACAAGCAATATTTGATGATTCATTTCAGATTTCGTATTCCATTTCTTCTTTCTGGCCGCTTTGGTAACACGTTTGCACGAGACATTGGCGCTTCCTGACCCAAATGGCATATCTCGTCGGAGGTTTTCAAGTAAGCAGGAACACAAACCGATTGATTCTATGCACAAATACTTAACAGAATCATACATGGGGAAACATTTCCAACATAGAAATGCATAAGACAACCACTTCCAACCCTCCTATGCGCGATGTAATTGTTCTACCGCGACTAATGCCAAAAAAAAGTACGAGTGAGTTGAAAAAAACGAAACTGCCGACCCCCTGCTCTACCGTTTCAGAAATATTTTTTGTTTTTTTTCAGTTTTTCTAGCTTTGAAGAAGTTCACCGGAGTACCAGCTGTGCCAGCTTATAGGCACTGGTTCCGGGAACCCATTGCATTAAGTGAGGGCTAGCAGCACCAAGTTTTAACAGGCCTTTCAGACCCAACTTTCGAGCAATTCATAAAAGGTCCGTGGTATCTCTACATCGTACACGGTCAGGCGCGAGTGCATCCCACGTTCTGCAGGCGCAAGGCTCTACCACCGACGTGTAGAGAAAGTTAACCGGCTCGTAGTAGCGCACCAGTCCCAAAACACGACGGCTGCTCGTCGGCTCTTTTCAATCTCGGGCTTTGTGCCACAATAGAACGGGGAGAACCGGAACGAGGTACACGACGATGACTACGCCTATGCAGGAGCATGTAAGGATGTCGACAAGGTCAGAGTACGACTTGGCGACATCGAGACGCACATTGGATAGCCGCGCGATCTCGCGCCATGGAAGCAGCCATTCGTCCTTCACGTGCGAGTCCATCATCACAATTCGCTGCACATTATGAAGCTCGCGTCTCATCTGAATGAAAGCGGACCACTCAAAGTACCCGCTTCGAAACACGCAGATAGTTGTACCAAGAATAAGGCCCCCAACCCAGTCCGTCACATTCTTCAGAAGCTTCGCCTCGGAATCCTCCGGGAAACACGCATCATTCCTCAGTGAGGCCAATGCGCAGTTAATGCGATTGTCGATATCATTTAAATGGTGGTAAGGGTGCAGTTGTCAGTTGGGTAAGACCTGGGATATACTTTATATATCGCTATAGGTTTATGCTATTTAAAATATGTATATACGATAAACAAGAAAAATGGCATTTACTCGATTTCATGATGACCCTGTAAGAATTCAGAAACAGTTGCAAGAATCCACGTATTTAGGAAGATACCAATTGAATACACCTGGGCCTGGTATTCATTTACCCTTTATGGAAGATCCTCATGTCCGATTGCAGAAATGGGGGGCAAATTTACAGAATAATACAGTTGACCTGGAAAGTACCTTGCGGTCTCTCAACCGACCACTTAACCGCGATTTACTCCATGAAAATAATTACAAAAATAGTGGAATCTCCGAATCTCGGCTCCCTTATGGCGGTTATTCAACGATGCAACCGTACGTAGACCAGTCTCGCGCGAGCCAACCTGCATGGATGTTTAAGGAATTGGAACAATCGAAATGGGAAACTCCCTTGATTAACCCGCAATCACTTTCCCATTTAGAAACACCGTTCCAGAAAGATTTGTCCACGAGACTTTTAGAAAGAGATCACTATGTCCCGAGAAATGTCTAACTAGAAAAATGATATGTGTATATATATCATATTTTATTTATGGAATTAGCAATACCTTTAGTTGCGCTAAGCGGATTATATATAGTTTCGCAAAATTCAAAGAAAAAAAGTTCGGAACCTTTCACTCATTATAAAAATGCAAAGAAAACAGATGAACTTCCCAACACTGACCAACCGAATAAAAATTACCCTATTGAATATCCTATCAATCCGACGACACAAGAAATTGACCAAACCTCGAAATTGTCAGTCACGTACAAATACGACTCGCCTTCAGTATACACGGACAAGTATTTCAATCAAGATACATACAAACAAGATGCGGGCGACACCTTTACCAGCATGACGGGAGACAAGGTGAACAAGGATTATTTCAACCACAATAACATGACACCCTATTTCGGTGCGAAAAACCGGTCATCCATCTTGGACCCAGAGTCGACCGAAGGACTGATTGATAATTATACTGGTTCTGGAACTCAGAATATTTCGAAAGTTGAGCAGTCTCCATTGTTTATTCCTGGAGAAAATTATCATTTCACACACGGAGCCCCAAACTCGAATGATTTTTTCCAGTCGAGAGTGAATCAGAGTATGCGAATGGCGAATACGAAACCCTTTGAAAGTCAAAACGTCGGCCCTGGAATGGGATTAGGTAGTTCGAATGAAGGGAAAGGTGGATACAATGCTGGGATGGATATGAGAGAAGCATGGATGCCGAAAAACGTGGATGAAATGCGGACGGACAACAAGCGCCGTGCTGGCGGTATTGGAATGCTTGGTCGCGAAGGTCCGGCAAATTCGATGATAAAAAACACGGCGCATGCCGGGACAATCGGAAAACTTGAAAAAAATAGAGTTGATCGCGCTTGGGAAAATGGTCCGGAGCGGTATTTTACTACAACTGGACAAGAAAAAGGCCAAACATTACGTGCAATTCCCATAGATAGAGATGTTTCCAGACCCGAGACATCCATGTCTTATACTGGTGTTGCTGGTTCCTGTATGCCTGAGATGTATACGACTGGAGAATATTTTGAATCCAAACACATGGATCTTGGACCCATTCCTATTGGTGTTGCTAGTGCGGTTGGTAGAAAAGAAGCCACTACCGGAGACTTTGAAGCTTTGGGGAAAAAAGCATATCCAAACAATCGCATGACAACTGGTGACGAGACATATTTTGGTGCGTTTGGCGGTGCTATTGGTGCTGTGATTGCCCCCCTTTTGGATGAATTAAGGCCTTCGCGAAAAGAACCATTAGGAACGATGCGCCCGTATCATAATGCACAATCTAAGGTGGCATCGTCTTATTTATTCAATCCAGGCGATCGACCGGCACCAACGATTCGTGAAATGACTGAAAAGAATAATTTCGTGTCGGGCGTGAATAAAAACCAACATGGAGGAGCATATACAGTAACGGATCATCAGGCATATTCAAATGTAAGAGACAGTACACATGTTTCTTATTCTGGTAATGCGGCCAGCCGCGGCAAAGCTGCCATGCCGTATGACGCTGCATTTCGGCAAACGAATAATGAAATTAAATCTTCGACGATAGTTGGTCATATGGTTCCTGGATCGACAAATATGTTGAACTCGACGATTAACCAGCGAAATAGAAACGGAGAAATACAAAATGTGCGACCGGTTTCGAAAACAAATGCGCCGAATCAGTTATATGGAGTTGATATGATGGGACAAGCGCACAGTAAACAAACATACAATCAAGTCGAACGAAATGGTCCGGAAATGTTGACTGCCTTTAAAAACAACCCATATACCCATTCCTTGACGAACGTACCTTGATTTTGTATCAAATGTAATCCTTTGCATACCCAGAGAATGCATTGAATTAGATATCGTACTTTTTTGTTTTTCTTCTTTATGATTCCTCCCTCGGCAGCCCACTTCATAAAAGAGACATAACCAAGTTCTTCCAGTTCATGTAAGACAATACCGCGATTTGGTAAGACTGTTTGCTTCACTGTAAGTTCTGCAAAGACGTCTGCTCCTTTATTTGTACCAATATACAATGTCTGATCTCCGTGAGCCATATCTTTTCCAGTCATACAAAAAGCTCCATCTACGACTTCTTGGTCGTTAACATGAGTATGAAAACGACGATGGCAAATGATGGGTAAATGAAGAGTATTTCGCATTGAATGTAACAGTTCCTCGTCACTATTCCACGAATCTACCCAGTAATGTTTGTCGGGAAATATGGATGCACCAATTCTAATTTTCTGGTTGAGCTTTTTATACGTGTCCTTCATTGGAGTTTTATCATCTGGTCCGGTAATCAGCTTTTGGAGAGTGCATTTATCAATTGCTTGAAAGGGATCCTTATCAAACAGCCCCCAAGGAGTCAATTCACTCGAGTCGCAATACATTTGCTTGATGAATTCCGGCGTGTACTGTAGCGTAATTCCCACAACTAGAATAACCCCTGCACTATCTCCGGTAAGTAATGTTTTCGACGCAAAGTCAGATCCCCATACTTCAAGCATGGCTTTATACACCCCGACATAATAGCACGATCCGTATGCACAACCTCCGAAATATATCGAGGGCGGGATCGGAGGAGGAGGTGTTCTTGATGCTAATAAACTCAGCATTGTTATCCTTACAATAAAAATATATTTATATCTATCTTTTTATTTTTCAAGAGTATCAAACTATACCGAGCTTTTCTCTCACTATTGTTTTTATAGCGTCCTTTATTTGATCCCGACATTGGTTTTCTGCGATAGATTTCATTCCATGGCATTCGCGACAAAGTGCCATAAGATTCGATTCGTCATCTGTTCCACCGAATTGTAACCCGATTATGTGATCAATTTCATAATAGGGGGTCAAGGCAAGTTTACACGCTCCGCATGCATTTTCTTGTTGATTCAGGACTTGTTGTCTCACGATTTTATTGATTTTTTTCCTTTTTTTATTCGATTGAGGTTCTTGTGCACATTGCGAATCAATGGTTACTTCCTGTTTGTTAGGATTGTGGAGAAGAATACCGATTTCGTCGATTTTCTTTTGCATTGCTTCAATTTGTTTTTGCTGAACATCAAACTTTTTTTGCATAGTTTCTAAAACTGCGTTTTGGTCAATATGTTTTTTTTCAGAGTTTACCAAAATTTTCTGCATTTCTTCCACACCAGGGATTATCGATGATGTGCTGGTAACTGCTTTGCAGGAGTTTGCTTGTTTATGTGCGTGGAGGCTTTGTCTTATAGAATATCTCTTTCCACATACATTACACGCAAACCTACGATTTTCCAAGATTGATTCACTTATTCGGATATGCCGTTTACATTTGCAATGCTGTTGCAAGCATTTTTTGTCTTTGAAAGACATATTACAAGGAACACATTGATGACTCATACTATAACGCTTAAATTTTATACAGAATTTATTATTATATTAATTTTTGTTGATACTATGCTTTTATAAATTAATTTAGCGCTTAGGCCATTCCGATATAGGGAAGAATAAATCCCCGTGGTCAGCGGCCTCCCAAATTTTTGTCCCATTTTTGGAAAGTTCTCTATAAAAAGTCAATTCCCTAAAAACTTTTTCGAAATTTATTTTTTTATTTTACCTTTTATCTTGTTTTTTCTCCCCCCCCCCCTTCGTGTTTGATGACTCAATCTAGAACCAAATATGCATCAATTATGTTTCACACTATAACACTGTTGTTTTGTTTTACTTTTTTATTTTTTCTCAACGTATGATTTTTGATGACTCAAATTAAATCCAAGGATGCATCAATTATGTATCGCACTTTAACACTATCGTTTTATTTTACTTTTTATTTTTTCTCAACGTATGATTTTGATGACTCAAACTAGAACCAAGGATGCATCAAACATTCTTCAAGTCATCTTCCAGTAATATAGTGTATCAAAAAGGACTTATACAATATTCTATTACATAAGCATAGAACGATTGATGACTTTTTAGGCATTGTGTTTGTCATTATATTTTCTCCAGTAAAGTAAATGAGCATTAAATGTATAACATGCAATGTCCTGTTAAAATCAGAAAAATGTATGCAGTCGCATCGCAAGAGCAAACGACACATTGACAAAGTAAATAATATCACAGAGCAATCAACCAATTTCACATGCGGCTGTGGTAAGAACTACTCGTATAGACAGGGTCTATATGTCCACAGAAGAACTTGTACTGCAGAAATCCCTGAGAAGTCGAAACAGAAACCAATTAAAGAAACAGTGACAGACAGTGTGCGGATCGCACAGCTCGAGGATAATCTCTACGAAGAGCGAAAACTACGAGAACAATTCCAAAAAGAACGCGACGAGTTAAGATTACAAGTTTCGCTTCTCTTAGACAAAAATACGACACAAATAAACACAACGAACAACAACAGCAACAACCGAAAAACAAATATAGGGACCCAACAGAACATCACCATAAACATCAACGCCTTCGGCAACGAAAATACCGACTACATTGACGACAAGGCGATGATTGAATGTATTGGTCGAGTATATAAATCCATTCCTTCTCTCCTGGAGAAAATCCATTTCGACCCGAAACATCCCGAGAATCATAATATTAAAATCACCAACAGGAAACTGCCATATGCATCCGTCATGGGAAACAACCAGAAATGGAAAACGGTGGATCGTAAAGACGCAATCGATACCATGGTCAACAACGGCTACAATATGCTCGATGACAAATTCAAAGAAAACAAGAATAAAATCTCCGAATCGAAACAAGAGCATTTCAGGGGATTCCAATCCAGATTCGATAGGGAAGACAAAGAACTCATGAAAGAACTTAAATCGGAAGTCGACACGATGGTACTTAATGGGGTTTTATAGGATACTTGTTTTTTCATAAAAATAGTAAAACAAATAATTAAGCGCTGGAATTATAGGCCATTCCGATATAGGGGATAAATCCCCGGGGTCTGCGGCCTCCCATATTCCACCTGGACAGTTTTCCGGGATTGGAAAGAACGCGGCTTGTCCATGAATCACGGCCGATCATATGTGGAAATCCAGCCGAGGTAGGATAAGATTTCGCGTCAATGCTTGATATTCTCGTGTGGCGGTTTGCAACTTTACTTGAGTAAGGCATTATGATAGTATTTATTATAGAAAGAAAAAAAATTGATTTTGGAAACAAATATAAAGGCTTTGGCATATGATAGTTTAAAGAAATGAATTCATTGTCTAAAATTTCTAAACGCGATGACGATTTGGTGGTTCAAAAGAATGCGCTCGGAAAAGAACAATTTATTTTTGACCCATACAACCCCCTAAATCATGAAATCACGCCAAAAGAAATAGAACAGTTGTTACAAAAACATAATGTAAATTTGAAAATAAACAATTTTACATTGTACAAGAGGGCATTCATTCACAAATCCTATATCAAGAGGCCTCAAATATTGAACGAGCTGAATAATATTACAATAGTGGAGCAACCACCAAATTGTGTCGGACTCTATACGAAGTCGAACGAACGGTTGGAATTTCTCGGTGACGGTATTTTGGAATGCATTGCCAAGTTTTATTTATACAAACGTTTTCCTAAATCCGATGAAGGATTTATGACAGATACGAAGATTGAATTGGTGAAAAATGAAACAATCGGCAGAATCGCTTCAGAGATTGGGTTTCCTCAATGGTTCATGATTTCGAAGCATACCGAACAGAAAAACTTGCGGCAAAACTTTAAAAAACTAGGCTGTTTATTCGAAGCGTTTGTTGGTGCGCTATTCCTTGATTTTAACCGCATCAGTATTCATGACGAAGATAAATGGTTCGATAACGTATTCCAGTGTGGACCGGGTTTCCAGGTTGCCCAGTTATTTGTGGAGCATGTGTTTGATAATTACATCGATTGGACTCGCATTACAAAACAGTCTGAAAATTACAAGAGACCGTTACAAGAATTATTACAAAGCGAGTTTAAAACGACGCCACATTTAATGGAAATTGTTCCCTACTCAAACGACTCTGGGTATACAATGGGAGTTTACCTTGTGTTAGGTGAACCGACGCATGGTAAAACGCACAAAGGAGCGTTACCAAAGACAACCTTTCATACATTCGAAGGAATCCATATACACATGGCTCAAAATTCGTGTATTTACTTGTTTTTAGGAGAAGGTACACACAAAATAAAGCAAACGGCGGAACAATCGGCATGTAAAAATGCAATCGAACTATTGAAACAATTCCATGATTTTGGCTCGGTTATCGGAAAAGTCCAACAAAAACACGCCGCATTTACTTAAAGAAAACAATTTATATTTACAGTATATAGCATACCATGATTCGGAATGATTTATACGCAACATTAGAGAAAAAGGTAATACCGATCAAATTTGACGAATCACGGAAAATTCCCGGAGCTAATCCAGTTGTGAAATCATTGCCAATCAATCAAAAGTCAAATTTGGACCGGAATAGCATTTTAGAACGGTTGAAAATGAACAATGTGTTGGTGACGTCGTGTAAAATTCCGGATAAAAAAGAAGATCCAACAAAAACAGAAGTTGTTGAAGAAGATGTGGAAGAGCAAGAACAAGAACAAGAACAAGAGAAAAAAGAAGTCATTGTTCTAGAGGAGGAGGAAGAGGGAGAGGAACAAGAACAAGTTCAAGTTCAAGTTCAAGAACAAGAAGTTCAAGAACAAGAAATGCCAGGAGAAGATCCAGATAATATGGAAATAGAGAAAACAGAATCGAAATCGGTATTTGTTATTTGCGCCAATACAAAAGTAGCGCCAGGAAGTGCCGCCCAAGAAAAAGTTATGAAACCTGATAATTTTAAAGAACTTGGCAAACAAGATGACTGGAGAAGCAAACTGTGCAATTCATATCCTCTCGAATCCTTTGAAATCGAAGGCAAAAAATGGGCGAATGTCCATCACTATCTTATTTATGCAAAATATAAATCCCAAAATGAAGAATTAAAGCAGGCCATCATCAATTCATACGAAACTGCCGTAAGTGCAGAAAAAACGGGAACAATGAAAGGCATAAATGAAAAGGGAAAACTCGGGAAAATAGTATTGACGATTGATCCGGACTATGAAAGGGATAAATCGAAACTTATATATCATGCTTTATATGTAAAATTTTCAACCAACCAAGAATTCATGAAGATTTTATATCTAACGTATCCCGCGAAATTAATGGCACGTCAAGGAAAAGAGGTCGAAGACTTTAAAGAACTTGAAGTGATACGTAGCCAATTTATGCCTTTTTTCCGTGGGAAATTCGGAAAAGAAGAGACCGAGGTAATGAAAATTCCTCCTCCAACAAGGAAAGGAAAAGACAAACCAGCGGCTGCAGCAGCTCAGCAACAGCAGGCCATCTATTCAGAACAAGACTTGAAGAAAGTATTGACGCGACTTCCGAAACGACAAAAAATAGTGATGCGACAAAACGAATATTTCATGTATAATCGAATGAAATTTTATCATGAACTTAGGACGCTTTTCAAGAAACACGAAGACGCAGTTAGAGGAGATGCTAAGGATATCCCGAACGAACTACTTGTTCATCAACGAGTCGTTTCAGAATATCTTAATCTTTATACGCCGTATCGTGGGTTACTTATTTATCATGGACTCGGTTCGGGAAAAACATTTACAAGCGTAGCAATTGCAGAAGGAATGAAAACGAACAAACATGTTGTGGTTTTATTGCCCGCGTCTTTGCATTACAACTATGTATCTGAACTCGAAAAGTTTGGAGATCCATTGTATCGGACCGACCAATACTGGGAGTTTGTAAAGACTGAAGGAAAAGACGAATTAATTGGGGTTTTCGCCAAGGCGTTGTCTTTGAGTACAGAATATGTGAGAGAAAATGGTGGAGCGTATCTAGTTGACGTTTCAAAACCGTCTAATTTTTCCACGCTTTCTGCGGACGAACAAGAGAAAATACGAAAACAAATCATTAAAATGATTGAACAAAAATATAGTTTCATCCATTACAACGCCGGGCAAACGTTTGCAACTAAAATAACCGAGTTGAGTAAACAAAAAGGCCAAGAGAATCCATTTGATCATTCCGTTGTCATTATTGACGAAGCACACAACTTGATAAGCAACATTAAAAATAATCTTACAAATAAAACTGCAACCACAAATCGATTGTATAAACTACTGATGAGTGCTCAAGATGTTCGGATTGTTCTTCTCTCGGGCACACCAGTAGTCAATCATCCATTTGAAATGGCGATTATATATAATATTTTAAGAGGAAATATCAATACGTGGGAAATGGTTCTGAACTCCGATAAAGATATTACCTCTACAGCAATTGAAAAGGTACTTGACCAAAATGGGTTGAATTATTACGATTTCATTGATTATTCAAGGTCAACGCGTAAATTGCAAATCACGAAGAATCCATTTGGGTTTGTGAATAAAGTCAAAGTGGCTATGAAGAAGGGAGGATTCCGTGTTCTTACCTCAAAAGCAACTTCCAACAACAACAACAACAACCGGTTGACCAAAAAGAATCATCAAGTAGGAGGAAGCCAATTGGATTATGGAGGAGTTACATTCGACCCTTCACATACTGTTTCTGAAAAAGAATTCATAACCAAAGTTACAAAGGCTTTGGAGAGCAATCACTTTACGGTTACCATGGATAAAAAAACACAACCGGTTTCATATCTCGCCTTGCCCAACTCGGAGAAAGAATTTACCGAGAAATTTGTGAAACAATTTGGTGATAAATCGGAAACAGGAGATATTTTGAATCTGAATACTCTACACAAACGTATTCTTGGTTTGACCTCGTACTTTAGAAGTCCGAAAGAAGGGATGCTTCCAGATTTTGTTTATGCTGAGAATGGAGATGAATATCACAACGTTTTTGTCGAGATGAGTGACATCCAGTTTGGAGCTTATGCGGTTCTAAGAACGGAAGAAAGGAACCGAGAAACAAAGGCACGAAGGATGGAAAGAATCCAATTACAACAAGCCAATAACCACGAAATTTTGAAATCTTCCGGAAATTATCGCTCGGCTACTCGACAAGTATGTAATTATGCCGTGCCGGCAAATCCTGGTAGACCGAAAAATATATTTGGGGAAGAAGAAGAAGGAGTTGAGGATTATGATGAAGACGAAGACGAAGAAGAAGAAGAAGAAGAAGAAGGCGAGAAAAAAATAGATAAAAACGAGAAAAAGAAAGAGAACAAAAAAAAATATATTCAGGACATTGCGAGAGTTACGCAGATCATGAGAGACAAGAAAAACGATTTCTTTTCGAAAGATGCATTGTCAAATTATAGCCCCAAGTTCAATGAAATTGTGAGCCGTATTTTTAATGAAAATAACAAAGGTCCGCATTTAGTATACAGCGACTTTTTGAATATGGAAGGTATAGAGTTTTTTAAAATTGCTCTTGAAACGCGTGGTATGAGAGAGCTCAAGATTGAAAAACATGGAAGTGGTGGATATACGTTGAAAGATTTTGATTCTCCAGAACATGCAGGGAAACTTTGTTACATTACATATACTGGTGAAGGCGAGGCTGAGGAGAGAGATATGTTGCGTAATATATACAATTCCGATTGGAAACTTGTTCCTGATGAAATTTCGGACCGCCTTAAAAAAATAAGTGATACGAATAAATATGGAAATATTGTAAAGGTGATTATGATTACGAGAGCCGGAGCAGAAGGAATTAATCTGAAAAATACACGATATGTTCATATCATGGAACCTTATTGGCATAAGACGAGAGTTGACCAAGTAGTGGGTCGAGCACGTCGTATCGGGAGTCACCTTGACTTGGAACCTGAATTTAGAAATGTCCAGGTGTTTCAGTATATAAGTGTGTTTACAGAAAAACAGAAAAAGAGCGACGAATATAAAGAAATTATGCAGAATGATATCAGTAAAATCGATGGTAAATCGCAAGTTACTACCGACCAATATTTGTATGAATTATCTTTATTAAAGCAACGTCTGATTGACCAATTTTTAAAAGTCATTAAAGAATCTGCTGTCGATTGTAGAGTATACCGGTCGTTGCGGAAAAATGAAAATCTAGTTTGTTATGGTGATACGAATGAAAGATCGATTGATTTTGCAAGTCATCCACAGTTACAAGTAGATATCGATAATCAACCAGTTATGCAACCACCGAAAAAGAGGCCAGTTATGAAACCAATCGTAGTGGTTAAACCAGCGGCACTAGATAAACCAATCGAGGTGGTTAAACCAGCGGCACTAGATAAACCAACAATCGAGGCGGTTAAACCACCAATCGAGGTGGTTAAACCAACAGTCGAGGTGAATAAACCAATCGAACCGGATAAACCAATCAAAGTCGTGGATAAGGAAAAGAAACCACCAAAGGAAAAGAAACCACCAAAAGAAGAAGATAAAAAACCTCGATTCAAGCTCGATTTTATCAATAAAGATTTGACGGATGAAATGTACGACGAAGACGTTGTATTTTGTTTCCATTCGAAATCAGCATCAAAACCCAAGCCCGGAAAAGGTGTCGATGAAAGTATCCCACCTGAAAAAGAAGGCGAGTATAAAGAACTAGCGAAAATAGAAAACTGGCGTAGAATGTTGTCGAATTTCTACATCAAGCCGTTTGAATTGGACGGTAAACGATGGAATAGTGTAGAACATTACTACCAAGGATCTAAATTTAAAAAAGAAAACCCTGAGTATTACGCCAAGTTTTCATTAGATAGCGGAAGTGAATTTTGCGAAGACCCTACCAAAGCGAAAGCAGCAGGAGGTAAAAGTAATAAAGCAGATTCAGACTTTTACAGTACGAATCGTGTCAATGAAGAAATGTATGCGGCATTGGTCGCCAAATTCAAAGACCCAGAACTGTTTAACATGTTACGCGAGACGAAAAAAGCCAAATTAATGCACACTGTTCTACGACAGAAAGAAAAGGTATTCTTCCAACACTTGGTTGTGATAAGATCTAAGTCAAATCTATAATTCCGTCGTCACCGACTTTCAACTTTTCCGGAAGGACATACGGCAACAACTGGTTGAAACAACCCGGGCATTTCACTTTTCTCGTGTGGAATGGTTTGTTGACGAAAGCAATATTCTTCGTATGGTCCGGCTCTTCATTACGTTTTCCGAGTATAGGAGCTTCGTCAAACCAGCACGATATACAACTTCGATGTTTTGTACAGACCACTCCACCATATCCTCCTCCGCACATGTGTTCGTTTGGAAGTAAAGTTTGTTCGCACCGACAGCAGATGTGCTCAGTCATTTATTTCTTGATTTAAAGTAGTGTATATAAAAAAAGGGATAATCAATTTTTTTTATTACTTAGATGCAAAATAAATATAAATAAAATTAGGTATTTTTTGCATAGTAGTAAGATAATAATGGAAATTCAAAACAATATCTTGACGATGCAAACTATTCAGATTTCACCGATTCGTAATCTGTTTAGTGCTCTTAAAGATTTGGTTCCGGATATCACCATGATTGTCGACAAAACTGGACTAAAAATAATCAATTTTGACAAAAACCATACGACGCTTGTCGCAGTAAAGGTATTGTTTGAAAAACATGTGTGTGTCCCGGATAAAATCGTTGTATGTGCGAATTCTCTTCATTTATTCAAACTTATTTCCAACACGTCGAATGATGATTTGTTTTGTATGTATATTGACAAGGAGGATTATCACGATGGAAGTGTTTCCCATCTAGGATTACAGTATGACAATGGTAAAATCAGTCAGTGTAATAATTATAAACTCCGATTATATGAACCGGAAGACGACGAGCTGGAAGTACCAGAAGTCAATTATTCGGCTATTATTCATATGCCAAGTGCGGGATTTCAGAAGATTGTAAGAGATTTAACTGGATTGTCCGATCGCATTAAAATAGAATCTGTGGGCGATGATTTGATTTTCTCATGTGTTGGGCCATTTGCGAAATCGCGCATTTTCCGTACAGAAAAAAAAGCGGATACTGGAGAATTAGATGACAAGATTGATGCTATTAAATTCCGCAAGAAACCGGATCCATCGGTTGTCATGTGTGGAGAATTCCCATTGAAATCACTTAATAATTTCATCAAATGCACCCCGTTATCGCAGCATTTGGAAATTTATCTGGAAAATAATCTGCCTCTTATTGTGAAATACGATATCGGTGCGAATATGGGCGATATTCGTCTTTGTTTGTCTCCTTTGCCGCCCGCCAGCAATAGCTCTTAAAAATATAAATATATTTGCTTACAGGATATATTTATCTAATTATTTTTTCTGTGTTTTTTGTCCTCCTCTTGTTCTCTGTGGCCCTTTGAGTGAGAAATGGAGGGAATTTCTAAAATGTTTCGTTTTAGGTTTAGGTTTACCTCTGCTTCTGGTTCTTGTTGTCGTCATAACGACGGCGGGGGTTTCTTTCGGTGCAACAACGGCAATTTTCGGCATAATTTTCTGAATATCTTTCTTGAGTTGATTTTCTTTTGATTCTTGAAGGCTCTTCACTCTGTCCATTGCTTCGGGTAATGAAAAATATTCAGTCCCGTTTTTTTTGATAATAAGGTCGAAAGGAACAGTATAATTTGGGTTAAAAATCTTTACTTCCTCTTGAAGTATTTTCAACAAGACTGTATCATCTGTTTCTGATGGATTATCCTCTTTAACGGCTTCTAGAACTACTAGACAAAATTCAGTAAATGCATATAATTGTTGTTCTTCTTTAATTTTAAAATCGTCACACAGTTTCCCTTTTGTTACTTTTTCTTTTCCATTCACCAAGTCAACAATATAGTCGGTCGTTTTGTCAGTAATCGTTGCTACCATTGGCAAATTTGCGTAATGACCATCATCTGCAGGATAACAGTTTTGGTACAATTTTTTATCTTTTTCATATTGAAATCCAAATTTACGGTATGAACAGAATCCCCCAACATTTATAAAGCTAGAAGCCAAATCAAGTATACCTAGCTGCTGTTGATTTTCCATATTAAATCCACCCGCTTTAATCATGTATAAGTATGCTCCGAGAAGAATGGAACCTACTCCGAATCCAGGTGGGACTTGAGTATTGGCGCCGGGTTTTGTGCAGATAAGTGATAATGAGTGTACATCATTATATTTCGCACATTCTCCTCTTTCGGTAATGATAAAGCCTACCACACTTTCTCCAATTGATTTTAGTGTGTATGAAGTTTTTTTCCACACATCTAACTTGTTTTCGTCGAGTAATACCAAAATGTCGCTGTTGTTACGTTGGGTAACGCCATTTAATTTGCCGCGTATATAGGAGGGTCCAATTTCGTTGGAGCAAATTTTCCCTTTTGTAATAAAGGTTAATATATTCATCTGTTTATCCTTCAGGGATTCATAGTTATACAACTTGAAGTTGTATTTCGTACTATTATTTGTGACGACACTAATCTGTCCCATATATGTGTCCAGAGCGGTTTGATCAGAAAATAGCATGTATATATACACTAGAAAAAGACATTAAATTTTTCGGTTTTCTTTTAATCGGGTCAGATAATTCGTCTCATTAAAATCTGAAGACAAGAAAATATTCACCAGTTCTGCTGGGGAATAAAACAATGGTTGAATAATAGAAATATCTTCGTCTTTCATTGTTTTTCCGAAGAAATGTATATGCATTTCTTGTATAATAGCATGGCTTACATTCTTCATTTCATAACCAATATCGATTCTTCCTGGACGCACCAACGCCGGATCTAGTTGACTGTAAAAATTAGAAGTAATCACGATTATCCGACCAGGCGTTTCTCTCACACCATCCCATAAGTTCAGAAAATCATCCAGAGTAATCGGGTCTAAAAATATCCTATCTAAAAGCATTTTATCCTGTGTCTTGCATTCTGTTACAACCTCCTCTTCTTTTTCCCTTTCAAGGAGTAGCTTCATGCGGTCTTTCACAATATCGCCAATACAATCAATATCTTCAAACACAATAATCTTTTTATCAAACGATTTACTTCCAGCGCCATTCAATCTCGTATAGGTATCTTCGAAAAAGATTGTCTTCAATTGGGAAACTGTTTTGATTAACTTGAGAGGTATAATCACAATGTCTCTATTTGTTTTGTTCGCAAGTGCTTTGATAAAAGACGTTTTTCCAGTTCCGGGTAAACCATGTAGACCTATGCCTAAATTATGAGGGATTCCTTTTTCGTCATACCAACTTTTATTGTTTATGAAAAATTCAATCTTTTTCAGAATCTCCGCTTTATTCTCGAAAAACAGATTGTCAAATGTTCGGTTTGATTTGAACTCGTCTTCATTCCAGCGGCTTAATTTACACTCATCGTCTTTAAGAAAGACCTTTTCTACAGTATATATAAATTTTTTATTATTTCGTCCGGTTTGAATCGATATTTTGTATCTGGAAAGAATCTTGTCGAAATATTGCTTCAGTTCCGACAAGGAATATTTGTACGAGAATATTTCGATGCTTATATTTTCAATCTGAAAAGAATTCTTTTTTGCATCTTCGCAGTCTTCTTTACGATTAATAATTTTAATAAAGATATCGGCGTCAATGTAAAACTCTTTGGTCTGCGAAACGATGAATTGAGAGATGGCCTCTCTGCCACTTATATTACTGTTTGAATATAATTCCTTGATTTCTCTTATATTGGATGTCGTTTCAATATTTTTTATGATATAGTCCACCATGGCATTAAATCCTTCAGAATATGCAGAAGAAACATACAATTCGCCGTACGTTGTTGGATTCGTACAGTTTTTCCCGCAGATTTTTATTTTATTCGGGACACGGTATGCCAAGTTATAGATAATTTCAATAAAATTTATATCGTCACAACGATGATTGATAAACGACAAAAAAGAACCAAACAACGAGAGCAACAAAGTGGTTACTATGGCATTCACAACTGGATTTGTCGTTTTTATTTGGTCGAAAATGGTCATTTGTATTGTATTGTAAAAAGTGTTCATCAGCTTACCGCCATCCATTCGAGAGAAACTTGAAGATATCTTTAAATGCTTTAATCATAGGAAATGAATATAAAGAGATGGAGACAGGTACAACATAGATACAATAACATGTCAGCTACAACAGACCAACGTCAGTTAAATGACAAATGGGTATTATATCACCATTTACCATCTGAAAAAAATTGGACGTTGTCGGGCTATACCGTCTTATCGAACGATATATCGACGGTAAATAGTGTCATTGCTGTAAAAAATTATCTTCCCGAAAATATGATTAAATATTCCATGCTGTTTTTAATGCGTCATGGAATTTCGCCCTTATGGGAAGACCCGAAAAATCGTAATGGAGGATGTTTTTCCTACAAGATTTTCAACAAACACGTCGAGCAAGTATGGCGTGATTTGATGTGTACCTTGTGTGGTGAGACACTATGTGATGCAAAATTTTGCAGTTATATTAATGGGATTACCATTTCTCCCAAGAAAAACTTTTGTATTGTCAAGATTTGGATGAGTACAAAAGAATTTCAAGACCCGAATATTATACGACCCGTGGAGAATTTAACGAAACATGGATCGGTATTTAAAAGTCATAGTGAATCGTAAGATGTATTTTAATGTTACATTAAAATATATATGTTTGTGTATTTATTGATTTGTTCTGATAATTCTACCTATATTGGAGCAACGGTTAACTTGGAACGCCGACTTCGACAACATAATAAAGAACTCACGGGAGGTGCGACACGTACCGGTTCGAAAGTGAATAAAGGGTTATATTGGAGTCGTGTTTGTTATGTCTCTCAATTTCCAGATTGGCAAGCCACTTTACAATTTGAATGGCGATGGAAACATATTTCGAGGCAATATTCCAGTAAATTATTACCTTTGGAAAGGCGCATGTTAGCACTCGTTCAATTGTTATCTTTAGAACAATCGACGTCGAAAGCAATTCCCTTTGTCGAATGGAAAAGAAAACCAACGGTTCATGTGGAAGAAGAGTATGTGACAAGATGTGCTGTATATTTAACCGCGTGTGAGAACTTGCCTTATGAAATCGGGGATCCGGTTATCGCGCCGGCGGAAGAGAACATTGTCTAAACAGGTTTTTGGAAGAAACTGACGCGTTTTGATAAACTATTCACCATGGATTTCAAGGGATCTGGGGCTGTGACTTGGGCTGGTGCTTGGGCTGGTGATTCTTCTGTTGCTGTCGTTGTCGATGTCGGTGTTGCTGTCGTTGTAGATGTCGTTGCTGATGTCGTTGCTGCTGTTGATGTCGAAGATTTCGTTCTTTTTTTCTTGGTTCCTTTCGGTTTCTTCTTCTTTTTCAAATATTTTGTTCTGCATTGCGGCTTGTTTTTTCTCGTTACCAATTTACAAGGATGCCGACACGTTTTTTTTCGAGGAACAACATAAGTACAAGCACTCGGAAGAATGGGGGACATTTAATATATACTACCTAAACAAAATTACTTGTCGATACTGTTAACTTTATAGTCGTTCTCATGAAGAACGATATAATCGCTTGCAGTTAATTTTGTCCTACGCATTTGACCGTCTAATATATTCAATTTGTAGTCTAGGTCGAACTCGAATGCGACCGTCTGTTTTTTCAGTAAATAAAAAACGAACCCGACACTGAAAAGTTCATTGTTGTATAACAGAAACTGTTTCGGCACGACGAATTCAATGGTATGCCTCATTTTCGGATGGGTATATTCAATAAATAAGAACTCTACCTTGGATTTTTTCTTCCCATGAACATTATCCTTCATGAACTCTTCGATTTTTGCAAATTTACGGTTCATGTTATTCAACATGGAGTAGCAGTAAAAATATGTCAATTCTTCATCGCTTACTTTTCCGATCCATAAACTATCTACTAGATTCCCAAGAGTTTCCATTTTCGTATCCACGTTTTCCGGGTTTGAAAAATCGAGCACGGCTTGAGGAAACACCGTATTCGGATAAGTCGTCGAAATTATCTTTTGTATCGAATAAAACTTGCGGATTCTTTCTTCGATTAAATCTACTGTTTTATAATATTCGGGATATTCGATAGTACTTTCGTCGGGTCTGTGATAATACAATTGACTTACCCATATTCCAAGTGTATTGCAATAAAAGTGATATAAAAAATCAAAGACTACAAAACAAAATCGTGTATAAATATTACCCATGTGTATATAAATATACTTTCGCGTATATTTATATTGTTTAACGTGAAAAAATGGAAAAAGATAATTGCGCTTGTGGATGGAAATCCTCTTTCTGTACGAGTCATATCCAATTTGGAAAATACATTTGTGTCTATATTCGCTCTCAATATGACCTCAAAGTTGTGAATAACGAGTTGATTTATGTGTTGAAATCAAATGTCCAAAACAACCGAATTCTTATCTGAATTATTCCGACGTTTCCTTACTCTCTTGGGCAAAGTCGCGTTATTCATATCTCTCAAGGACGTGACGCTTATCATCGAATCATCTCCTCCATTTACATCTTCTACTGCTGGAGCAGGAGTTTTCTGTTTAAGGCCAGATAATAACTGGTCAATATTCGCCATGGGCGGCCCCTTCATTTCTGGCCTAGATGATTTTTGTTGAGGAATTTCCATATCTACTTTACTTGCGGCTAGATCAGGTCGGGATGTAAACTGCATCCCAGGTCGACTTTGGGGCGGCATGTTTTTCGTTTCCATCGGTGCCGGTGGTGGACCATATGACGTGTTAACTTTTTCCGGTGGGTTCAACATGGACTTTGCGAAATCGAAAACAGAGTTCTCTTTACTCATTGTGTTTACTGCCGCACCTTGGAACATTTTCATGAGTTCAGGACTCTGTTTGATCACGTCACCGAACCCAGGAGCAGCAGAAGATAACATCTTATTACTCATATTTACGACTGCCGCAGAAAATCCAACCCGAAGCAATAGCGAAATCTCTGGGGCCATTTTTCCTCCCTTGTATTTTTCATGTAATTCCGCAAAAATCTCGTCGTAACTATCCAAATCCTCACTCACCTGTTCGCCCCATCCATCTAAATTCAAATCAAATGGGTTTACCAGCGCATTACCGTACTCTAAGGTATTAATAACAGTAGTAAACCACCACCCTTGTAATTTAATCGCATCTTTTTTCCTTTTTTCTTCCAAAGCGCCTTCATATTCATCTTCTACTTCGTCGTAGGCAGAATTCATATCGAATTGTGTTCCGTGCGAAAATTTACCTTTCTCACGCCATTCTTCCAGTTTCTTAATCATCATTCTTTTCTTGCGGCGTTTTTCTCGTTCATTCAAGCTCGTCGATTGCGATGGAATTTCTCCATTCACTTTCGAAAATCCATCCCATGTCCTGGAATCTGATGCGCCGGTTTCTTTTGTTTGTTGACCTAAATGGGTCGTTTCCGTTTTTTCAGAAGGAGCAGCAGATCCCTGATTTTTGGTACCACTAAACCCGCCGAATAAATTAGAAAATCCCAAACCACTTAATCCACTGAGTTGTTTTGTACCATTACCAGAGGAGGAAGAAGATGAAGATGACGACTCTGAAGATAAATTATTCAACTCGGCTTCCAAATTATCCAATTCTCCTAAATCTACCTTTGACGACGAACTCTTTTTTTTATCGTTCATGAGAAATTCAAGTCCCCCTCCGAAATTGACTCCTGGAGATTCTCTCGAAGAAGAAGAAGGAACCGACGCTGAAGTAATATTATTCAAATCTATATCGATCACTTCCATTTATGGTTAAGAGATATACTTTATTTTTATATCTGTCGCATCATTCATTAATTTTCGTTTCAATGAACCATAACCCTTGTAAAAACGAATCTGCCAAATCATCTTTTTTATTGGAGTGTGTCTCTAGAATATGACTCCATTCAGGAAACCTTGTGGCTAAAATATTTCGGCATATTTCGACACTATCCTTTTTATGGGCCTTGTAATCATTTTTTTTATCAGCCATTTGTTCTTTCGTGAGGAAATGATTGAGCTTATTCGACGACGAAACATACACTACATTTGGACAGTTTCGCATGATAAATTCCTGTGTCAGCATTCCTTGAATTGTTTTCATGCGATTCGCGATAGGAGAAATTTGGTTTTCTATAATCACATGAGTCGCTCGGTTGAAAAGGGGTGTCTTGAGAATACATTCATGTAATTGTTTCCCAATCGTGATCAGATCGATTTTGCTGGCGCTTGTTTTTTTCTTCGTCTCGATACTTGTCCAGTGTTGTTTCTGTAAATACTCGTAAAGTTCCAACACATATTTTTCCTTGTTTAATTTATCGGTTGGGACAAACATATTTTCAGCCCCTAGTGCTTTCAAACTCACAAGCGGCATCTTTTTCAGTTGCGGCAAAGAAAATAGTTTGGTAGGGAGTTTAAGTGTTTTACTCATTTTTGCATGAGATTCACAGGCGAAAACATCGCCTTTTTTATATTTCGCAATCTTTGCACATATTTTCAACGTTTTACTTTTCAGGAAGTGATTGCATTTACATGGCTCATGTTGAGAGTCATTTTCTCCTAAAGTCAGATCGAATAATGACCAATCTACCAGACTGATTTCCTTGTTTGCAGATATTTCGAAAGCGCAATATGCCATATTTTTAATCCCAACATCGAAACTCACGAGTAAAGACATTGTATATATATACTTGATACCATATTTTCTTTATATGAGAGAAAAAAGTCTTGAGTCATGTAGAACCAACGTATCCAGTAAAATCGGCAAATGAAATGAATGATGACAAAATGAAATAAATGATGACAAAATGAAATGAATGACTACAAAAATAACATGAATGACTACGAAAATAGCACGAATGACTACAAAAATAACATGAATGACTACAAAAATAACATGAATGACTACAAAAATAACATGAATGACTACACCTGTCATCATTCATTATACAAGAAACTTTATTTCGCCTCCCTCCATGAATACATTTTTCGAGAGAAAATCGTCGAAATTTTTGTAGAGTAATGTAGACAATCCGAAATCCCGAAAAAGAAAGAATTCCGGATTTTACTAGTAAAATCGAACCTATACAAAGTTTTTTTTGAAATATTTTCTATTAAGTAGTTTTTTTTTCTCCCCCCCCCTCATTTTCTGAAAGGGATCTCTGCCCTTACAAAAGTATTTATTAAAACCAAACTATAAATAGTAACAATTTAAAATAATTATTTATGCATTTATTACTATGAAGGGCAGAGATCCTCTAAAAACAAGTGTTTATCCCAAACTGATATAATAACAAATCATGATGGTTTTATTATAAAACACAACACTGCTCAGTGCGGAGTTTGTGCGAATTCCTGACAGAAAGTTACTCTAACCTTCCATTTAAGGTTCTTTGGACTTCTATTAGGATCTCTCAACTTACATTTTCGTTTATTGGGCGAACTCTTTAGGCGCTATAAACTTCTTTTAGGGGCTTCTCCCCTTCTTAAAAGGATTTCTCCCCTTCTTATAAGGGCTTCTCCCCTTCTTAAAAGGATTTCTCCCCTTCTTATAAGGGCTTCTCCCCTTCTTAAAGGGGCTTCTGCACTTCATTTAAGGGCTTCTCCCCTTCTTAAAAGGATTTCTCCCCTTCTTATAAGGGCTTCTCCCCTTCTTTAAAGGATTTCTCCCCTTCTTATAAGGGCTTCTCCCCTTCTTAAAAGGATTTCTCCCCTTCTTATAAGGGCTTCTCCCCTTCATATAAGATCCTTTCGCCTTTTTTATTTTATAGTATTACACCTTTTCTCATTTAAAACGCCCATTTTTACAAGTTATGAAATGAAATCACTTATAAATAATTCTTCTTGATTTTTCGTGTATTGTTTTTCTTGGATACATATTTTTCTGGTCTTTCGTAAGCACCCTTAATTATGTTTCTGTATTTTTCCTTTGGAATATTTCTTATGGTCTTGGTTATATTTTCCTTTAATTTTGCGTGCGTTAATCCGTCTAATTTTTGTAATCGTGATTTCAACATACTAAAATAATTTTCTATGGAATTCGTAAAATGCTGATACGGAACAGCATATAATAAATGATTGTCTTTGTTTATTAGTTCTTTTACCTTTGGATTTCTATGACTACTCGCATTGTCTAATATAATTAATTTATTTTTGAATTTATTTGTTATATTTGCTTCTAAAAACTCTACCATTCTATCAGCATTTATTCCGCTTTTTTCATATAAATCCCAACCAACAACACCATTTACCGAAATAGCAAATATACCTGTATATTTTTTGAATACTTCTTGAGATTGTGTTTTTATTACACATCGTTTCCCTTTTTCGCTATAACAATGGTTTCTTTTTTGTAATGATTTTACAGAGGTTTCATCTATACAAATAATATCCTCTATTTTGTATTTTTTCACTTCATCATAAAAATCTTTTATGCTTTTATTTATATCAATATCCTTACCGAACCGCTTTACTGGTTCGTGTCTTATTCTCGTCATTTTCAAAGTAATATTATTATCGTGTATAATACGATTTATATGTGATTTATTCAAATCTAAATTAGGATATTTATTTTTCAGTAAATATAATAAATCTTCAATCGTGATCGTTTTGTTTTTCTTGATTTCTTGTAATAAAAAGTCTACATGTTCTTTATGCACCTTAATGCAGCATATACCATCTGCATTGTGACCAGCCGTTACACTTTTCGATATTTTATTTTGTTTGTAGTTGGGTGATGACCGGTGGAACTTCCAAGTTGGACGAGAAGGTTTCTTTTTCGATGAGGGCGGTCGTTTTTATATTTTTACTACCTTTCAGAGTTGTGGAACTTATATAAAACCCATAGTGTATAATACTACTGACATGTCGTTCATATGTTACTAGTCTAAAGTCGTGAGGTGCACGCAGTTTAAACTAGAGATAGAGTTTAAACTTATTAACAATCAAGATTCGAGACCTGTGTTTGGCTTGGATCTGATATTTCATCTACTAGATTTGCACTGATCTCAGGCCAGAGATCGGGTTAAGTCATATACGCTTTTGGTGTTCTTTCATAACCAGTAATTTTCCCATCTGTTTTGTATTTTTCTACCCAACGCATCAAACTTCGTCTGGAACAGTTGAATATTTTACAAATTTCTTCTTGTGATTTATCCTCCACTAAATAATATTGCACTGCTGTTTCTTTATAATCACTACTCTTTTGGTGAGGCATATTGTATGTATAATAATATATTTAAAGATAAATATTAATATAAATATATTATGAATTTTGAAAATGAAATTGTATATGTTAAAAATAAAGAATATGTTTATGTTGAAACAATCAACGTTGATAATGATAATGTATTAGATTTATCTATATTTGAAATAGAAGAATGGACGCATTTAACAAAAATTAGTAAAGTATTTGAAGATGCGGTAGTTAATTTAGATGTAGAAATATCGTTAAGACCTTATATAAATGTTAGCAAAGATATAAAAAAGGTGCATATTATTTATATTACTCTCCATTCTGTAACTGGAAAGGTTTTAATGATTTAGAATATGAAATGCTAGAAATAAATGATATTTATAAAGTTGTATTTGATTTAGTTAGAGAAGATAAAAAAAGAACTATAAATAAATTTAGAAGATGGATTATAGACAATTATACAAATATTCAAATGCATTATGAAAATTTATTAGATAATAAAATAAATTTATTTATTCCGTTCAGTTAATATACAATTATTTAATGAAAATATTTAAATTAATTAATGTTTTGTATCCATATGTAATTTAAATAATCCTTTTGAAAAATTACCAAAATCACACGCTTCGCAGTAATATTTAAACTCTTTTTTTCTCTCTTCTTTATTTGAGTGATTATTTAAATAATGAAGTTTCATATTTGTTGAACTTGTAGTGTTATAACTACATAATTTACATTGTGGTTCTAATTTTTTATCCTTACGAGGTTTTCTTTTTCCATTATTTTTATGTTTTTCACATTCCAAATGTTGCTTCCAGTGTGCTTGATATAAACACTTATAATTACACACTTCACAATGGTATTTCATTTCAGTTTCATTAGAAGTTTCCATTTTCACTATAATTAATATTATATTTTATATTTAAATTATTTGCGTTAAAATAACTTAAATAAAAGTAGTTTAATACTATATAAAATGAAAGTTAAGAAAAAGAAAAAGGAGGATTTCAAAGAGTTTAGGAATAATGATAAATCCGCATACAAAACTTTCAAAATTCCGCTAAAAACGATTTTACTTAATCGTGATACAACCCAACCAGTTATAGATCATTTGGTTTTTGAAATGAACGATTTGGTTATTCATACATATCAATTTATTCGGTTATATGTTTTGCACCAATACACACAGAAAATTGATTTACCAATGATAGACGATACTTTTATTTTGTATTGTATCAAAACATTAGGAACAAGAGATAATAGAGGTAAAAAAGGAAAAGATACAGAACTTTTAGAAACATTAGAACAATTCTACAAAACCGAATACCAACCTTTATTGAACCATGTAAAAACCAATTTGAAAAATACTACTTTTTTATTACCTTATTTAGCAACGCAAATACATACTTCTTTATCCAATAATACACAAGAGCATTTTATCCAACACTTTTTACGATTTATTAACAAAACAACGAACGAAATTACCGAAGATAAAGCAATATTATTTCAATTCAAAAAACAATTAATGGAATTAACTGAAACAAATGAAATGTTTTCAAAGTGGAAAGAAACGCATTTACATAACATATTACCTACTGAAATCAAAAAGTCAATTCATTATGATGTGAAAGTCAAACCATTTGATTATTTGAAAGGGATGTTGTATATGAACTCTGTGTTAGAAAAACAAGAAAATAAATTATTTCAACCATTACCATTACGAAACAATATTATTCCAAAACATATTATTATTGATACAGCAAGTTTGATAAATCTATTTTGTCCTGAAAAAGACAAAGATGGTAATAAAGTGAGAAAGGGTGAATTATTAAGTAATGTAAAAAACAATCAAAACGAAGTATGGTGCAACTTTTTGGATTTGAAAAATAGAATATTCAAGAATAAACATTATCAGTTTCATAACCAAATCCAAACAGATGGAATTAGTTGTTGCTTGTTGTTTATTAGAAAAGATTTGAAGGATAAAAAATGGGGTGCAAGAGTTCCTGTTTTACAAGAACAAGATTTCTACAATATTGAGGATTTATCCAAAGAACAATTAGACACTTTGAAAGACAGAAATATTGTAGGTTGTGACCCAGGTAAGCGTTCGTTAGTTTATATGATGGATAAAAACGGAAACAAACTACAATACACAGCACCACAAAGAAAACGAGAAAGTAAAGCAAAAACAAACCAAAGGATTTTATTGGAGGAAAGAAAACGAAATGGTATTGTTGAAAAAGAAACAATATTATCGTTTCAAAATAGTAAATCAGTTGATTATGAAAAGTTCAATATATATTTGGTTGAAAAAGATAAACTAAACAAACAAACAACTGAGTTTTACAAACGAGATACATGGAGAAAAATGAAGTTTCGTCAATATAGTTATGGCAAGAAAAGCATAGATACATTTTTGAATAAAATTAAGGAAACTTTTGGAGAAAATATCCTAATCGGTTATGGAAATTGGAGTAGGTCTACACAAATGAAACATTTTATGCCTACGATGAATAAAGGATTAAGGAAATTAATTCATAAGAAATATGATACAATAACGATAAATGAATGTAATACAAGTAAGAAGTGTTGCGATTGTAATAAAGATTTAGAATATTACAAGGATACGGAAGGTAAGAAAGTGTTTCGTCTGTTAATCTGTTCTAACTGCGTGAGTTGCGAAAACAAAAAAATCGTATTTAGAACAAGAGATGCAAACTCTTCAATAAACATAATGAAATTAACGAATTGTTGGATAGAAAAACAAGAGCGTCCATTATGTTTCCATATTTCGTCTTTCACATCTTCAAATAAAAACAATGAAGATGAAAAAGTAAGACCATCGTAGGTGAAACTCCTACTATTGATTTTACATTTTTTCTTATTTTTTGCCTACTAAAATGGGCGTTTTAAATGAGAAAAGGTGTAAAATAGATATGGATACGAATCAACCTCATTGTAGTCCGTGTGGTATGCCATTTAAAACAAACAAATGTCTGCAAAAACATTTGAAATGCAAACGACATACCGACCGAATAAACAAAATAACGAAACTGCCTTCTTTCATGTGTGATGCTTGTGGAAAAAAATATAGCCACCGACAAAGCTTGTATACACATAAATTGTTGTGTGTTTCAGAACCTGTCGCGGTTGTAGCTTGTACGCCTTTTCAGGAAGTTCTCCAACAACAAATGGATGAGATGAAACTGGTTTTTGAGAAGGAACGGCAAGAAATGAAGCTTGCGTTTGAAGAATCTATGAAAGAACAGATTAACAGAATCCTCGATAAATATGCAGGAACAACCAACAACAATACTACGAATAACAACAACATTGAGACTCAAAATATTACCATTAATATTAATGCATTCGGAAACGAAAATACAGATTACATTGACGACAAAGCCATTCTTGCATGTATCAGCAAAGTATACAAATCGATTCCATCTCTCCTTGAGAAAATCCATTTTGATCCGAAACATCCCGAGAATCACAACATTAAAATCACCAACAAGAAACTACCATATGCTTCCGTCATGGGAAACAATCAGAAATGGAAAACGGTGGATCGTAAAGATGCCATCGATACCATGGTAAACAACAGTTATAATATTCTAGATGACAAGTTCAAAGAAAACAAGGATAAAATCCCCGTAACGAAACAAGAACACTTCCGAGGATTCCAATCCAGATTCGACAGGGAAGACAAGGAACTTATGAAAGAAATCAAATCCGAAGTAGACATGATGGTTTTGAATGGGGTATAGCTAGAAATCGAGAGAAAAAATTGATTTTCACCAACAAAAATCCAATCACCACCAACACCAAAGAAAATGACCTTGAATATATTGCACGACAAGCTACCGGCTGAACTGGTAAGACTCATTTGCAGCTATGATTCTACTTATCACGGTATAATAAAAACAGATGAATTCAAAAAGGCCTTGTTCCTGAGCACACTGAGCCGAAAATGTTATAAACCGGTATGGACAAATAGTATTGTTTCGACAATATTATTTTATGCAGAAAATGACGGATTCGAATGGGGAAACGAATGGGGTGGAGTTTTTGAACACGTGGGAGGGTACCATACTCAGTACTGGCAGTTCTTCGACCCGACCCGTTTCCGACTGATTTACGAGTGCGGGAACAGTTACATGAAATTCAAGATTGTACCGAACGTTCCTGAAGTCTCTGATGATGATTACCTGATGTGTAGCGAAAGTTATGATGGGATCATTTGTGACGACATTTTACACCATCAGCTAGTGAATCTCGATAAGAAACAGCGGCAACGATATTTCGACTTGACGTCGAAATGGGACGACAAAGGAGGAAGTAAGCTAGCGTTAAAGGATGTAGAGTACTTAGAAGAAATCCACCAGGAGAGGAGTTCGCCCTATTATATTTGGTTTTGTATGCCGCCTTAATATTTTAAATTACTTTTGAACGGTAAATAATTGACCCCAATTTTTCATTACATCTGCTTGTGTCATGGATGGAATTACTTGATTTGCATGAAGCTGCTCCTTAGACAGATACATTTGTTTCAAGTCACTTATATTATATCGTACTTGCGGTTCACCAACACCAATCCGACTCTTTTCAATATGCTGGTTTTCATTTCGAATGAAGTATCCCACATCATTACAGGCTTGCTTGAAATTATGATTTTTAATTTCTTCGGAATTTTCTACTAAATATTTTCGGTATTGCCAATTGGATTGAATGTTATTTTCTTTGCGAATAAGTTCATCGACAACGGCGCCCGGTTGCCATGAAGAATGCACCGATCTACCGTCGTTCATTATAGGCGGGAAATTTAAATACTTGTTATTGGACTGATATGCCAAGGTAGGAGGACTAAGTTCCGGATAAGCATCGTTGAATGATGAAGCTCCTTTGGAAAACATGTGTGTATATACATATGTATTTCTTTATTTTTCACAAATATCGACTTTTTCGCTTTCCAGCATTTTCAGCAAGTCTAGTTTTTTCATTTTAGAAGGATCTGTGCAAAGCCCTTTGCTAATCACCAACGTTTTCAACATTTGCACACTCATTTTTTTGAATGAATTTTTGTCGTCGTTGGTGTTAATGGCGAACGAAAACACTTCAGATTGCAAATCTGCGTCAGGTAGAGTTGTTTCTAAATGAATCGGTTCTTCTGTTGTTATTTCTTCGACTTCTTCTACTTGCAATTGTATTTCCTCGACTTTTTCTTTCTCGATTTCTCTCTTTTCTTCATTTTCATTTTCATTATCTCTCTCGTCTTCACTCTCATCTTCACTATCACTTTCACTTCCACTTTCGCTCTCATCAGATATTTCAATGACTTCCGATACAGCAGCAGCAGTAGGCTGCGAACGCAAGAAAATATTAGAAAGAATGTTATTGGAAGGAGGGTGCATCATGGAGTTCTGCTCAACCACCATTTGCTTCACCTGGCTTATTTTGTTCACGATAGTTGTACACATCTCGGCTAATGCATTGTTTTTCTTTTCAAGTGTACTGATTCGTGTTTTGAAATGAAACGCCATCAAAAACAACAACAAAAACGTAATGCCTAAACTGATAAAAAAGAAACAATCGACTAATTGAAACATTATGTACTTTAGTTTATCTTCCGAAAAGAATGAACTCTTTCGAACGCAAATAGGTAGGCGAATATTTGTTTCATAGACCTATATTATAGAACAAATGAATAGTTTAGAAGATTCTTTACCTCCTCGGGATAACGAGAGTCCTTTGGAGAAGATTGCCAATAGTTTGCTTATAAAAGATTCTACGCCTTCTCAAATACAACCACAACAATCACAACAAACACAATCACTGCTAGATTGGAAAACAATTATTATCCTGGTTTTGATCATTCTCATGGTACTCATGTATTTAGGTATCAACTTTCTCACGTTAATCGGCAGCGGACTTCAAAGTGTCGTCAATGTTACACAACCGGCAGTGTCGAAAATAGCGGCTGCATTTGGGTACACGGCTGGCGAGTCTATCAATCAAACAGCTGAAGTTGCATCCGACACGATTGTAACCGGCGTCGAAGTAGCAGAAGGTGTTGTGAAAGATTTGGGGAATCTTCTGATCGATGCGAGTGAAGAGGCAGACCCAAGTAATCGCAACAGTAGATTACAAGCACAAATCGAAAGTAAAAATAAACCACACGCTAGACCAGACCCTTCAGCAGACACGAGTGAGAATCCGATACAAAACCCCATTTTTTCCGGAAAACGAAATTGGTGTTTGGTTGGAGAACACCAATTCAAACGAGGATGTGTATCCATTTCCGAAAGTGATAAATGCCTTTCAGGACAAGTTTTTCCAAATCAGCAAATGTGCTTAAACCCCACATTTTCAAAATGACAATTACAACAAGGAATTTTCACTGTCTCTTGACCAGTCACTACCAATGGTTAGTTCACTTCCTATACGCATCGTGTCGCTACTGGCATCCCATGTTTCAGAAGATTCTTCTTCTGTTTTTTTAACGCCAAATATCCGTCTAAAAAGAAGTATGCAATATTGATAAAATCCTGTCATTTATAATAAGCATATCATAAAATATTTATATGATTTGTACAGAAATATCCGCTGGATCTATTGTACATGTTAAAGTTGGATTGCTAGTGATAAAATTCGTGAAATAATATTGCAGTTGGTAAATATACCCGTCGATTGTCGGCAATTGATTTATATATGAAGTGACGAGAGTTGTAGTGGATGTAGATGCGGGTTCACAAAAAGATCCAATTTGTTTTTTCTGTACAATCTCGGTATCCGAGAAAAAGATTTTCAAATGATCTGCGACCTCGAACCGAGGGGTCACTGTCGCCGAACCGGATATATCTGTGAATTTCAGGACGGCATTAAGCTGGAACGACGTAACCGATGATGCTATATTTTCATAAAATTGCAAATATCCTATCGTTACCGGTGTCGCCATATCGAATCTCTGAGGGCTGATTTCAACGAAAGGTAATTCGATGAGCTGTCCTTGTACTTTATGGAAACGGAAAGCGGTATTTGTTTCTTCAGGTAGAGTGCTTACCGCCAATGATCGCTGTAAATAATTATAGAGGGGAATCGTATCATCGTAGGTTAGTTCTATGATTGGTCCCGGGATATTTGAAGAAGATGTTTTTGTTGGTGTATATAAACAGTCATTTACACTGCTTCTTCTACTTACTGAACCGGTTGACGACGCGAGTAATGAAAATTGCTGTTTAGAACTGGTTTTACCGTTGTTATTTTGATATTTCAGTATTTCAATTTTTCTTCGCATATCCAATTGACGTTTCGTTATGCCAGTTCGAGAGATAAATTCACCAGTAATAGTTTCGTTCACATATGGACTGACAACTTCTAATCGAACTGGTGGCGTCGGATTCAGATTTCTTTGGCTTTTCTGTTGGCACAATTGCCTTATTGCGAACTCGGACATTTTGTTTAATTTTACTATACATGGATACTAAAATTATTACTTTCCTGCATTTTTATACCAAATATTTGATAAAAACGATGAATTTCCAGACTTGTTTTGCGCATCCGAAGATAAAGAACTTGATTTCAGATTCGGACCTCTTACGACGATATTATTGATTTCAAAAACATTCATCGCATACCCAAAATATTGGAGATTTGAAATGCTTCCTTTCATGCCTCCAACCGTTACATTCAGATAATTGTGTTTTGGTAAAGAGCTTAATTCTTTACGAACACTCACTACTCCATTCATGTATACGTCAACAATCTTATTCTGTAAACGGATAGCGAGATGAACCCATTTATTATGCGGCATATTCGAAATAGTAATTTTTTGAGATTCAGTACTAGATCCAACAAGGTCTACGACTACTTCTAAAGAAGATAACCCGCTTACATCAGTGTACACATAGACCCCTGGACTATTTGCCGTTTTGTACCCAGAAGGATTTGTAGCTGATGATGTGAAATCTGGTGGATTTCCGTCGCCTTTTGTAAATATCAGTTTCCTCGTTGTATTATCCGCAGTTTGTTTATCTTTTAAATAAATCCATGTAGACCACGTATATTCCGCGCCTCCTTGTTTATTATTCGACCGCTTGATCATTTTTCCATCTTTATTTGCGGGATCTTGAGAGATACTTAAAATCGTGTCTCCGTCTATTTTCCCATCGACAATAATAGGATTCGCACTGGATTTCATGAAAAAACCGATAATTTGCATCCCTAGATTCAAAAGTACCATGAAAACAATCAACACGAAAATAATGAAAACAAATTTCGCTAAAAAGCCGTTCGTTTCCAAAAATTCTTTTCCGGCATCTACTACTCCTTTCTGCGAAAATTCATCTAGAGATGCCTTAATGTCTTTGGTCGCGTTTCCGATACTTTCCGACATGGCTCTTCCTGTATCTTGAATTAACTCGGTAGGCTTTTCTCTTAAATCTTTGGTTGATTCTTTTAATTTGTCAATAAGATTGAAACTCATGATTCGCGCCTTGTATATATTGTCTAAGATATTATTATATTTTACGATATATTTATGGTAAATTGGGAAGGGTTAATCGGCTCTGTTCCGTCGCGTCTTTGGACAAGATGAGATTTACACCGAATCGTTTCAAGAAATTGTAAAGCGGATTTCCTCCATTACCAGCCATATACTTATCCCATGCATCGCTAGGGTCAATGGTATTTGGTACACGTTCAAACTTTGCGATGAAAACATTAGCAGCATCAGTTCCTGAACCTTCTACAATTGTAGAGGAAGCGGTCGGGGTTGCCATCTCTGTTACTGATTGCGATTTGATCAATTTGCCATCCATATAGGCATCGATTCCTGACCCAGTGACACTTAAAATAACACATGTCCACCTTTCTAAAGGAAAATTGTCGGTTATAGTCGTAGTTTTATTTAAAACCGGAGTATATTGTAATACGCCCGACGGCATAAGTGTAAGTTTTAGGTCTCCGAGTGTGTAAATATTCAACCCTGCTCCTGCAGTTGGTAACTTCGTGACATATAGCCAGATTAATATGTAGTATTTGGGTGAAGCCGGAGATTTCAAATCGGAAAGCTTTGTCGTTACACCACTAAGCTTGCGGTAAGAAGCGAGCTCTGTTTTCCCCTGTGTAAAAACATTGTATAAAATATATAGAATAACGACTAAAATGACTCCTAAAACGACGAAAGTATAATTCATAATATATAATCATGTATTTTTTGTTTTTACCCATTTTCATTCTTAAGGAGGAAATGCAATCTCTCCTCTGACTTTTTTATCTTTTGTAAATTGTACAGCAACACCATATTGAGAGAACGTTTTTGCAATAAAATTGCCACCGCTACCGGCACTATATAAGTTCCATGCCGTGGCTGGATCCATGGTAACCGGTTGTCGTTCCATGGAACCAATGAAAATGTTATTGTCCACTCTCTCGATTTCTTTTATTTCTGAAGCTGTCGTAGTCGAAGCGAGAGCAGCTGTTTCTTTCTGAGATTTTACAAGTTTTCCATCTAAATAGCAATCCACGACGCGGTTACTTTCAACACTGATAATTAAATGACACCATTTCTGGAGAGGAAACGAAGACACAATCACTTCTTCCTTGTTATCGGATCTGTTATAATACAATACACCAGTACGGCTGAGTTTTACTCCAATGATTCTGGAACCGTCAGCGGTAGTCAAATCAAACAAGTTGTCATCGACATTTTTATTGGGCGTTGGTCTAAACTCATCTACATAAATCCAATACGAAATGTAATAATTGGGAGAAGTCGGGCTATCGACTGTTTTGAATGACATGAAATTTTGTTCTGCCGTAGTTGCACTTTTCCCTAAAAGTCTCGCTTTTCCGAGGCTAGTCTTTTTACCGTTGAAATATGAGTACAACACATACAACACAATCACCAAAATAATGCTCAAAATTACAACCGGATAATCCATATTATATATTACTATACCTCTAGACAAGATTTGTTAAACCGGTGGATTTCGCAAGTGATACATATTATATGCAAAAGCTATTTGTTCTGGGGTCATTGGTAAGCGGTACGCATTTATATTGCAAATGGCACCAACAATCGAATCCTTGTCCTCTCCGACAATCATGCTATCGGCGTCATGAAAAGTAGGTGCACTGAGCGCATCAAGAGTCACGGAAGTTGCTAATTTACCGTTTAAAAACAAGTCGCATCGATTACTGAAATAGTTAAAAACCACATGGTTCCATTTTTGAACTGGCATTGCAGTTGTAAAAGACGTGGCTCCGCTCGCATCACTAAATACGAACAAATATTCGTTATTACTGGTATAATATACTCCCGGCTTTCCGGTTTGCGTATTTTCTTCAGAAGAGTACTGGAAAATGGTATGCTTTTCATTTTCCAACAATTGCGTAGTTGCATTTACACTAATCCACATAGAAAAAGCAGTCTGTCTATTTTTGGTCGTTATTTCCGTCTTTCCAATCAACGTTTTGTTGCTATTATGTACGAAATGTTTCATAATGTATTTGCATCCGTCCAATGGTTTCCTATGATTCAAAAACAGCGGTGATTTTAGAACCTGATAACTATTCGCAGTAGACATTTTACGAAATAAATAAGGAATCAAAAAATATAGGCCGATAAGAACGACCTCGATACCCAATAGGTAATACACGACAAATGGCGTCATTTGCAATTCTTTCAGTAAATACGCAAAATAGTCGCTGACCAAACAAGGAATATAGAAAAGGAATTGTATGATGAACCCAATATATCCCTTTTGTTTGTATGAATTGTTGAGAAAAATCCGGTAGAAAATGGAAGCTCCAATTATGACTGCACATACGACTAACATTTTAAGCGAATATGCGATAAGAAAGGACACTTCTTTCGAAAACCCGGGATAAATCGGGTAGTCTGTGAAAAAAAAGCTTCTGACTTTTGTTGCTGAATTTGCACCGAATAATTGCTTGTTGAAAAGAATCAATGAAACGCTTACCACAAGAATACCCATGACCCAATAAACATTTCGGCTTTTCAGTTCTAAAAACATGAGACTACATCCTGTCAATATGATAATGACGAATGAAATGATATAGCTCAAGAAATTTTTTCCCATGGCTTGTTTATCGTTTGCCATGATTGCCATGAAAACAACTACAAATAAGGTGAAAATGACCATGAACACGAGATGAACGATGCTACGAGGAACTACTGGAATAATAGATTTCACTTCAGGGATTATTACAGTATTCAATAATTCTCTCGCTCTTCTCATTTTATTTCCCTATACTTTAATCATAGATTTTCTATCGTGGTTTTACGACCATGACATTCTCGGCAAAGGGCCACCAAGTTATCTAAATTATTACTGCCACCATATTCCAAACGAATCTTGTGATCCACTTCGTACCACGCAGATAGTTGTTCTTGACAATCTCCGCATTTCCAATTCTGACTAGATGCGACGTATTTCTTTTTGGTTTCGCTCACGGACCTTTTTGTGGCCTTTTTCCCAGCACCACCACCTCCTCCTACTTGTTCTACTGGAGTAGTAGGTTTTAACATGTCGAGAACAGAATACGATTTCCCAGAGACTGTATTTCCATAAGAGGGCATATGTTGCGAATATGATTGTTTCGAAGTAAAGTCCAAAATGGGGGAAATAATACTGCTCGTGTTTTTATCGACGGGTAAATATTTCAAGTATTCATTCGAGTGTTCCAACATGCGGGATGCGCGTTTTGGATCCTTTTTTAGAAGCCAAAACAGAGTACATGCACCTAAGAAAATCCCGGCCATATGATAGTATTTTTTGTATGAAAGTAATTTCGTCAGGAATTTACCGTCTGTATATACATTTCCCATCCACACACCAGCGACAATAATTAACAAGAGTTCCCATCTCATCTTTATATGTTACGTAGATATTTAGGTGTACTGCCAAACTACGAAAAAACTCATGAAAAAAATTAACCCGAAAATGATATATTTTTTTTTAATGTTTTTATTCGTTGAGAGAACATATTGTTTCGGCAAATACTCTTGGTAATATTCGTCCATGTGCTGAAGGTACGTTTTCTCTGGTTCACCGACATATGCATTTAATCGATTGTTTACGGTATGTACCCAAAATGTGAACGAATCTTTGTTGTCTAAATAAGGTGTCACTGGAAATTGGTCTAAAATCCTACTAAAATGGGACGAACACTCATTATGCGGAATAAAGAGCGGTAAATTTTGAATGAAATCATAATACTTTCGTTTGACTACCGTGTTTGGTGTATCAGGATATGTATGAGCAATTGTGAAAAGAAAAAACCACATACGAGGGAGCCATATTTTGTGGTCCAATTCTTTCATTTACAGCATAGGCAGACAAAAAAATCTCATTTTCGCAAAAACAATGTAAATATAAGATTTGAGGGTTTGCAAGGAGGGAAGTTTATTATCCATACATTAAATGAAAAATATGAAAAATGAAGGATTCTGTAACAATTGCGGGAAAAAAGGGCATTTGTTTCATCAGTGTAAAATGCCCATTACTAGTGTCGGTATTATTGCGTTTCGAAAGTGTCCTAAAGGGTGTGAGTACGAATATTTAATGATTCGACGAAAAGATACGCTGGGCTATTTGGATTTCATGCGCGGCAAATACTCTGTTTATCAAAAGTCTTATATTATGAACATGATGAAACAAATGACCCATGCTGAAAAAGAGTTATTGAGACAAAAGTATTACCATATAAGAGCTATTGGAAATATAAACGTTAAGGATAAGACAAATATCTTGATTATGGGAATAGAACATAATGGTGAGGAATATGATTTATTATCTTTACTGAATGAGAGCGAACGTTTTGGAACATGGACTGAAGCAGAATGGGGATTTCCAAAAGGCCGTAGAAACTCGAATGAAAACGATTACGATTGTGCGGTCCGTGAATTCACCGAGGAAACTGGATATTCTGCATCGCTTCTGAATAATATTCGTAATATGGTTCCGGTGGAAGAAGTGTTTACTGGATCCAATTACAATTCCTACAAACATAAATATTATTTAATGTATATGGATTACGAAACCACTGTAAACCAATGTTCTTTTCAGAAATCAGAAGTCGGAGAAATGCAATGGAAAACAGCAGAACAAGGATTATCTACAATTCGGCCATATAATTTAGAAAAATTACACATGTTACAAAAGCTTGACAAATGTTTGAAGAGTATTGAAATGGTATGCATTGATTTAGGGACTTTATAAACACGCGAAAAACCGAGATAAAATCTACCAATACTATAAACCTATGGACTCAAAAAAAGTAGATTGTCCCGAGGGAACTCAATGGGTCGAAGAAATTGAGAAATGTTTAAATCCTGAGGAAATGAAAATGTATGTCATGATAAAACGATATTTGAAAAGAAGACCAAAGTGCGAAAACGGTAAACGGTGGGTTCCTGCCGCAGGAATGTGCTTGACGGAATCTGAAAAAAAGGACTTTGAGCAGAAAAAGAAGGATGAAAAGAACCATCTCAAGACACTTAAAAAAGCAGAAGCAACTCAAAAAAATACGACGAGACGAGCACGTTGTCCAAGAGGCCAGACGTGGGTCGAAGCAGCTGGAAAATGCATGTCTGAACCTGACAAAAAAGCATTTTTAAAGAATATGAAAAAGGCAAAAAAGAAAGATGCCAAAGAGGATAAAGAGGTTATTAAAGATGTTAAAGAGGTTAAAGAAGAAGAAGAAGAGCCACCGCAAAATGAAACTCTTATGGAATCGCTGACAAGAATGTTTGGTTCAAAAGAAGTGTCTGAGAAAGAAGACTCGCAAAAAGAAGACTCGCAAAAAGAAGACTCGCAAAAAGAAGACTCGCAAAAAGAAGACTCGCAAAAAGAAGACTCGCAAAAAGAAGACTCGCAAAAAGAAGACTCGCAAAAAGAAG